GCATCGAATCCGATCCACCCGCTAGGAGTTGTTTTCCTCTTAGCAGGAATGTATGTCAGAACTGTTTCGGCTACAATACTCATAGTACTATTATACTATAAAGTTATTGTGTTGTCAATCAGTTTCTTACTAAAATTTTTGTAATTTTATCTGCTGGGTTAGCTGATGTTTTAAAACGCAAGTAACTATATACACCATTAAAGTTTGTAGGTATAGGCGTTGTTTCAGATCCTGTAAATGTAAGTGTACTAATGTCGCTCCAGTTAGTAGATCCGGTTACTTGATTTTCGAGTGTGCCCTGTACTGTTACGTTACCTATATAACTGTCTGTATACACGGCGGCTGAGTGTAATGCTTCGTTACCATTTATTGCTGGTTGTGAATCAATACTTTCACTGTACCATATTTCATTAACTTCAGTGAATACTTTTACTTCTGCAGACTTTAACGGTCCAGGAAATGCTGTATCTTCTAGATGTATTACGCCGTCTGACCCAAAGTGTGTGTCAGTATATGTCAATGTCTTTTCGCTATTACTATCTACTAGATATACATTATAACTTAAAAACTGAGTATCTAAATTTAACAAGTCATTTTCGCTTACAGTTACTTTACAATTTCCTCTGGTGGTTGTAGATCCATCATCAGTAACTGTACAGTCCCTTTCAATTACCATTTGTTTGTTTGCATCAAACACAACTAACTTCGGTGTTTGGGCTGTTATATCAACAGGCTTTTGGTCATGATTTAATACTTTAAATTGTAGGACATTGTCTATGCCCTTATATACTTTTATATGTCTCTGGTACACTGGTCTATACTCCGTTATTAATCCTGCGTCATTAGCAATGATTGTTATTTTGTTATCGACTAAATATCTAGGTGTTAACTGCATAACTATATTTATCGAGAACTATGTTATTAAAAAATATTGAAAAAGACTTTCCGTTTATAAGCGTTGTTACATATGGTGGTAATGAATACGTTGGTATCATTGCTAATCAGGATCAGTATGTTACAAGTATGTACGTATTTACAATGCTTAAAACAGATCAAGACAAAAAACGTTTCCTTGAACTAGGAGACTCGTGGTGGTGGGAATCAAATAGAATGATCCCCATTAATATATTCTTAAGGACTGATATAAGTCCATACTCTTACGCACTAATGACTATGAACAGTAAAGATGTAAAAGTAAGTATTGGACCGTGTGTTAATTTAAATGCACTTAGTATAAAAAGAGTAAAGCGTAAAAGTGTACAGCTTATGCGTAAGAAACCTAAATAAATCTAAATTTGTTGATCGTTAATCTGTTCACATAGTAAATTCATATGAACAACAACACTTATTGCATATGCAAATGCGTGTGCTTTCTTAAAGTAATAACCTTCTTTAGGTTTTATCCAGACTTCTTTTAGTATCTTTTTCCAACTCTCTTTTGCTAGATGTCGCTTGGCCGGACGTATTATTGCTAGTGTTGCTGCTAATTGTTCTACCGATGACGGTTTCAATTGCTTCAATAGACTGTCGTGCCCGCTTAGATGAAATACTTTGTCGACGAAGTCTTTGTGTTCCAGTAGTTGCCATATTGGTTTCCTTTCCATAAGTTCTTGTAAATGTGCCTCGTCTTTTACATCTTTGTATATAGACACATTTAGAAAATCTAGTTTAAAGTAACCTCGTTCTTCTGCTGTCTTATAATCTAATGTTGATATATTGTCTACAGGATTATGCGGACATTCTGTAACATACACACCCGAATTATGTTTCTTTTCAGAATTCATTCTTGCAACTCTATGCTGTATTTTTTCTAATACATCATTTCTATTTGCAAAATCTATATCAATATCAGGCATTATAAATTAGATTCCTTTGCAACGTCTTTTACAAGTTGTACATCATTTGGAGTGCGTTTAAATCTCATAGCCCAGTGTTCAGGATCCATAATGTTATACACCATATTCAATTGTTCGTCGTTTAGTTTACTTAACATTTCTTTTCCGCTACGACAGTTTAATAATAACCAAGGCGATACTTTTCCATCTTTGATATGCCAAACAGCTCTGTTTAAACTTACATGCTGGAAGTAATGGTTCCACGGAGCAGGCTCGTTCTCTTCGGCCCATTCCATCATAGTCATTACACTACGCTCCAATGCTGTTTCAACTCCTTCTTTTTTAATTAAATTAGTTGCATACTTTTCATACATTTCTTCTTTACACCAGTGATCTAATTTAACTCCGCTAGTAACAACATAATCAATATAACGCTCAGGATATAAAGGACGCACATTACTAATAAACGATCCAAACTTAACAAATGCATTATAGTAAGGTGACTTACAAAACTCTTCATAGGTTTTATCTTTTTTTGCACCTGCACTTAATTTATAAAACTGATTAAATGCATATGTACCTAACTGTACACGCTTTTCGTTTTTCTGCAGAGCTCTGCGTTTAGGCTGGCACATATGTACAGCAAGAGTTTTTTCTCTTGTGTAACCGTTGCCACAGTATTCACATACGTAAGGTTTATCCTGCAAGTTGTTCTCCTGGAAACTGACTAGCAAGTGAAATATCTCCTGCTACCGAGATTCTATATTCACCTTCTTTTGTCCAACCTGGCAATACCATATGATTAAAATCACTAGGAAATACAACCATTGTACCTTCCATATCTGGACATAATTTATAGTTAGATTTTTGTATTCTTCCCATAGTATCTGTATATGTAAATACAAAGTCAGTTGCTTCTGGATGTGAAAATCCTACATCACCTTCTTGTTCTTCTTTCCAGTCAGTTGGAATCTTTAACCATATTGTAAAACTAAAGACTCCTTGATGATCATGTAAACTTTGGTACTGATCATTAGTTGTAATACGTGTCCAGAATCTATTAAAACTTAAATCATGATAGTGTGTAGACTTTAAATTCATAGGCCAGCCCCACTGTTCTGCATATTTGTTTACAGCTGGTTTTAATACTTCATTTTCAAATACACCGTCACGATCAATTAAACTCCATTGATTATCTTTAGCATGTGCTACGACAGTATTACCCTCAAACTTATACCCTGGATATGCTGTTTCTTTAATATAAGAATATAATAAATCTATATGTTTTTGTTCTAGTTTAACTTCTAGTACACCAAAGTTTGGCAACGTATTAAAATGATATTCCATTATATTTTACTTTCTATGTTATGATCTTCAGCAAGTTGTTTTAGCTCTTTTGTAGTATACATACCTGCTAACATTTCAACTTCAAACTGCTTCATGTTAGGATGTATACGCTCTAATAATTTAATTGCTTTGTTATTGTTTCCACCTTTTTTCTTAAACCCAATATAAGGATGAAACTTAATCTTTCCCCAAGCGCCGCTCATACATAACAGTTGCCACATAAGTTCTTGGTGTCCGTTTTCTTTGCCTACACCAATTGTGTTAAAGTGTTTGTTGTAGTATTCATTTACTTTGAAAACAGCAAGTTCTTGATCATCACGTGATCCATTTATAGCACTTACATATCTATTCAATAACCAAAAGCTCACCGACTTGCGTTCTTCATCAGTTAGCTCTTTCCAAACACCTTTGCCATTCATATCAATGGCTGCTAGTATGTCTTTTATTGGGAGTTTTGTTTGTGCCATATGTCTACGTCCTCGGGTGAATTAATCTCTATACCTTTAAAGTATACACTACTACAGCCTATTTGCCAACCACTTTTTAGCCAGCGTAACTGTTCTAGTTTCTCAATTTCTTCTTCTTGTGTAACTTCTAAATCACTGTATAATTCTAATGCATCGCGTCTATATCCGTAGATACCTAAGTGCCAATGTCCATAACCAGTCATACCTCTACCAAACCATAAACATTGATCACCTGCTCTAACCATTTTTACTGAGTCAGGATTGTTTTGCATTTCTTTAGGCATGTCTGTCCACACTGTACTAATAGGATAATACTTTAACCATTCAACACAACGTTCAATCATTTGTAATGTTACATCGGGCATATCGCCTTGTACGTTTATAAATTGATCGTACTTTTTCATATAGTCTAAATTAATAGCACCTGCGCATCTTTCAGTACCGTTTGCGTAGTCTGTGTCGTCTATAATAACACTTGTATTTTGAAACACACTAGCAATGCGTACATCATCAGTAAGCACGTATGTTGGTATCTTAGACGCACTACAAGCGTCATACACACGCTTTATCATAGGAACACTGTCCAACATGCATAGTGGCTTTCCAGGGAAGCGTGTGCTACCGTATCTAGCTGGTATAAGAATAGCGGTAGATGTCATCTACAACCCTTTCAAAGTTATCTAGTAAAAGCATGTTAGGCCCATCACTTGGGGCATTGTCAGGATCAGTATGTACTTCTATGAAGAAGTTTTTGATTCCGAGTGCTGATCCCGCTCTGGCCAATCCAGGCACATAAGCTCTGTTGCCACCAGATGATCCACCCAAGCCTCCAGGTTTCTGTACGCTGTGTGTAAGATCAAAAACAATGTCGGCGTCAATATTATTAAGCATATAATCAAGTCCTGTAAAGTCAGTG